AATCTGTACTAAGTTATATGGTGGATAATTGGAAGTAGTAGGACCATCCCAAAATCTATTGAGATAATCATCTAATCCGATGCTGTTCCTATTAATCTTCTCTAGTAATTCAGGAAGATTGGCTGCGTGATACCTGGCTAGTGTGCCCATGATAGTAGCTCCTTTAAAAGCGAGTTTGTGTTTTGTGAACCCTTTCGGCGTTCATACCTATTTATAGCACAAAACTCAAAAAAGAGCAGTAGGGTTACCCGTCCTCTTGGGGCTTCACCTTCTTACCAATATTATACTTCTGCTCTAGAACCCAATCACCCTTATCCTTATATGATAAGACCTTAATCTGATTCAAAGGAGCAATATCAGCAACTGCTTCTGCTTTTACGACCGAAATAAGGCCCCAATCAGCAAGAAGGCGAGCAATGCGATTACGTCGCTGAACGTCATTAGTTGTAAGATTAGCATGTTTCCCATCCAGAGCAAACAGCTCTTTAAAATGCACAATAAAATATCTACCCTGCTTATGCAGAATATGGCAAGACTGATATAGCTTCTTTTCCTTGCGAGATGCTACACCAATTCTAGTAAGAGTTTCTCTAACCTTCAGAAAATCATCAGGTTCATTTAGAAGTACCTCCACCATCTGGTCTTGCGACCACTTTACTTCCGGTTCTACCGTAGTAGTCATTGTCTTCCTCCCGTGTCAAGTCTTTGTTTAATGTAATCCAGTTGTTGTTTTGATAAAATTTTCAGTGCTTGAGACGCTTTCTCATTACTATAACCATAGTATTGTTTAACACTTTGGAGGTCCGTGACTTTATCCTTACGGAGCCAGGGAGAAAATCTCTTCTTTTTCCTAAGTGTATTTAGATAAAAACTGTATTGCATATCTTTGTCTAGGTTAGGATACCTATTCATCTCATTTGCAAACATAATACAATCTAAATGCCCACTCAGACAACGATTGACAATATATGGAGGATAATCTTTCGTATGTTCTGTTAAATCATCCTTTGTAAAGTTAACAGAATTTAACCAATCTTTTAATTCCAATGTCTTATAACTCCTGCTACAATAAAACCATTGGTAGCCAAATAGGTAAGAAATATAAAACTCCTAACGAGAACAATAATATTATCATATCTCTTAGTTTTAACATCAGCAAAACTTCCTAGACTATACTTCCAGATTCTCCACAGTTTTTTCATAATTAAATAGCAAAAGTTCCTTTCGTGTTTTTTGTTCTCTCATATATTCACCAACGGAACGCATCGTATAAGTTAAATCAAACTCAGCAACATTCCAGTTTTTAAATCTATCTCTAACTAACTGATCTGAATTATAACTGATAAGCATCGGAATGTCATACTTATCACAATCTGCTGCAAACTTATCATGGTCAAATCCTTTATGCATCGACCCCTTTCTTCCATAAAGGTTATCCTTAATATCATAAGGAGGATCCAAATACATGAATACTCCATCATGAAGATCGTTTGTCATTAAATGTTCATAAGAATAACCATTTATGTGCCAATTCGATATGATTTCTTGATACCCAGGTAACTTCTCAATTCCCCTAAGTGAAAAATTGCTAACGGAAGCTTGAGATGAAAAACTAGAGCTTTCTGTGAGACCACTAAAACTGCACTTATTAACAATATAAAAAGCCACAGCACGGTCAAAGGGTGAACAATCGCTGCTATTAATGCGTTCCTTAGAACTAAGGAAAAGTACTCTCGCTGAATCGGGATCATTGTGTTTAGATTTTAATTCTGATAGTGTATCCTTTAATTCTACACCAAACATCTGGAGATTACTCCAAAAGTTAACAAGAGGTTCATAAAGATCATTAACTGTAATCTTTAAGTGAGGATACTTCTTACTAATATGTATCGCTACACTTCCCCCACCAAGGAAAGGTTCACGAAACTCAACATAGTCTCGTAGATCAGGAAAATACTGATCCATCTTTTTAACTGCTCTAGACTTACCTCCAGGATACCTCAAAGGAGTCTTCAATGCTTTACGAAGATCTTTCATTATTACATTCTTCTATCAAAATCTTCTTTATATGAAGGATTTACTGGTTTAGGAGGATCAGTCGGATGATATAAACCATCATCTTTCCATCTATGTATTCTAGGGATACCCAAATCTAATCGTATGGGAGAATCTAATACCTTCTCAAAACTTTCCGACATCCTACGGAAACCACTTCCTACAAATATCTGACCAGCAACTACAGATACAGTAGCAGCACCCCAAAAGATATAATAAAATTGGGATTTAACCTGATGTCTTTTCTTTTCTTTTTTTTCTTTACTAGTCATAAATTTACTCATGGTCTTTCAGGATGTGAGGTTTGTTCAGTAAGTCTCGCACCAACCGGACCATCAGCACAAACTTCTAAACGATGGATATTAATAGAATCCTTTTCAAATATTGTAACATTAACCTTACCATCTTTGCAAGAGATATTTACAGTTCCATTACAAGACCAGTCTTCTGGTTCATTATAGAACTTATATACTGGATAAGGGTCACGAGTTTGGGCAGATGCAACTACACTATAAAAATCTTTAGTCATTTGGGTAATTTACGATTAAAGTTCCAATAATCAAATTTTATATACAATTTATAAGGTAAACAAAGAAGTTTCTGAGTGAACCATTCAAGATAAAGCAATGAAAGTATGATATACTTCTCAATCATTTAAACTCACACTCTACCATAATCTCTGTTAAACAAGCAAGTAAATTTATTTCTTGGTCAGCGACGAAGGCAATTTGATACTGATACTTAGCAAGAATAAGAACAGCAGCAGGGATGGAAGAAGAAACCAAGGAATCTGAAAGAGAATCGTAAATCCTACGTAATATAACACCGCAATCATTATCCAGGTTATTGACACACCATTTGCGTACTTGAGGAAAATCTTTTTCCTTGAGGTTTTTAAGGAGATCATTTACTTTTACATCTGAGAAATGGGCTAATATTCCACTATCAATTTTCCCCCCGACAGAATATCTTTGGCATTCGTTGAGGATCCTACGCCAGTCTGGGAAGTGCTTATTGATGAGTTCGAGTAAGACTTTCTTATCACTTTGAACCCGCTCGGTGTCCAAGATCCCGTTAAGTCTGTTGAAGAAGGCAGATTGGAGTTGGGGTTTTTGTCTTGCATTTATAGAAAACTCAACGACGGCACAACGACTATGGAGTGGTTCGATGATCTTGTTCTTGTAATTACAGGTGAAGATGAACCTACAGTTTCTGCTAAACTCCTCAATAGAGGCTCTAAGTAAGAGCTGTACGTCGGGAGTGGTGTTGTCTGCCTCATCAATAATAATGACTTTATGCTTTGCGTCTGAAGAGATTGATACCGTGCTAGCAAAATTCTTTGCGTTGTTACGCACAGTATCAAGAAATCTTCCTTCGTCGGAACCGTTAATAACATATACATCAACTCCTAATTGATTACAAAGTGCTTTCGCAACCGTCGTCTTACCACACCCAGCAGGTCCAGAAAGAAGAAGATTGGGAACTTCCCCTTTATCTAGGAAGTCAACAAAAGTCTTCTTAATGTTATCCGGAAGAATACACTCTTCAATTGTCTTGGGTCGATACTTTTCAACCCATAGAAATTCATCTCTCATCTTGTATTAAGAACCCATATTAATCTAGTAACCATAAAAATGATAAGAACATAATATGTCCACATAATCCACATCCCCACCTTATTATGAAGGGAACCTCTTTTATATGATGGATAACCTTGCTGATCCCAACCATCCATCATATACTCACTAGGGTCTATCTTTTTCATTCGAATGTAGAATCAGGTTCTAATGCGATATAGTAAGTAAGATCATGATTCTTACTAGTAAATCTAGATAGAAGTTTCTGAGATACAACAACATCATAGGTGCCAGGAAGAATCTTAATATTCTCTACCTTAAAGTTAAACGAGAAAATAGCATCTGTCTCTCCAACTGTAATAGAGAAAACATTTGATGTTTCATTCTTCTTATCACGTACTACAAGATTAACCACACCTGCTTCACCAACTACTGATAAATCAGGAAGTTGATAGATACCTGCTGCCTTAAGTAACTTATCTAATTGGTCAGTACTCAAGTCAAACGTAACATCTTCACTAGGAAGAGTAATAGGTTTCTCAGGAGGAGTAATAATTACATTAGGATCCGCAAAGAAATACTTTGAACGCATCTTACCTTCCTTGATTACCACATAAGATTCATTAGTAGCAAAATCAAGTTCGGGACTTTGATGAAGACCCATCCCATTCAAGAACTGACCAAGATCATAGATACCAAAATCTTTAGGTAGATCTTCATCAATTGTTGCCTCAGCAAGAATATTCTTCATTACACTAATAGTGCGAAGATTTCTTCCTTGCTTAAAAAGAATTGACTGATTAATAGTCGAAAAGTTCTTAAGTACAGAAAGAGTTTTATCAGAAAGTTTCATAACCACGGGTCGGAGTTTCATTGTTTGTGTTGCCGCTGAAATAGTATAACAGAAGACAGTAATGCATTGCCTTTAGTATATCACGTTTTGCAGAACCCTTCTTATCATACCGACTCAAATACTTGAGTGCATTAGAACGGCAGAAGGACTCAGCATCACCTACAGAATGAATAAGGTCAAGTGTCTGAACATCTGAGTTATCATTTGTATAATGTCCCTGATAGGTGGAAGAGACATAATCTTTAAGGTCTGCAATACCTTTATCTTCACCATACTTTTGTACCCCATACGTTAAATTTGGTTGAGGTTTTGTATTCAAATTTAGATTAATAGTATCAACAGACCCTACTGTTGGGTAAGGATCATATCCATCAACAAAATACTTATTATTATTATAAGCAGTACCAGCAAAACCACCCAAATCAAGTGTATCTGGAGCAGCTGCTCCGGGAATATGAGTACCAATATTAATGGTATCAGAACTGGCAATACCAAAACTAAGATGGTCTGCCCCATATGCCCAATCTAATGATACTGTATCTGCTCCTCCCACGAGACCTGACCCGGTAAAAGTGATAGTATCATCAGTACTACCACCTCCCACAATAGTCACTTCATCATCTTTATTCATAATCGGATAGTCCTCATCCATAGTTCCATTCATTTCGGAATGGAGTAAACTCCATGCATTAACCATAGCATCAATCCTCCTGATTGTCAATTACAACAGATGGATCTACTTTGTCATAGAGTTCCAAAAATGCCTGCTTGGTCTCATCATCAAACCTGTTTACACAGACTTGAATTGCTTTCATCTTATCGCCAAAAATGGAATAAGCACGTAGAATGTGAACAAGACGACGAGTGCTAATAATCTCATCAATACCTCCATCATAGAATGTTTTACGAATAATGTCACCCCAATCTACAAGGTGATTAATAAAACCAATATCTGTAACATCTACTGTAGCAGCAACCTTTGCTAAGATTTTCTTCTCTACATTTGGAGAAGGATAATCCTGCTCAAAGGTTACAGGGAACCTCTCAAGGAATGCTTCGTTTAATACATTAGTACCAATGAACCTACCATCGTCGGATCCTTTTCCCTTAGTATTAGCAGTAGCAACTACATTAAATCCAGGCGCAGGTTGCACAAACTTACCAATCTTCTTAAGGAATATCCCTTTACCCTCAAGAATTGGTTGTAAGCACAAAATCTTATTAGATGCTAAATCAATCTCATCTAAAAGGAGTGTAGCTCCCCTTTCCAGTGCTTCAATAACTGGTCCATTATGCCAAACAGTATTACCGTCAATAAGGCGAAACCCACCAATAAGGTCGTCTTCGTCGGTTTCGATTGTGATGTTGACACGAATCAGTTCCCTTCCAAGGTGCGCACAGGCTTGTTCGACACTAAACGTTTTACCGTTGCCTGAAAGTCCCGTAATGAATGTAGGATAGAACAGATTGGCTTTGAGAATGGCCTTAAGATCATTAAAAGGACCAAAGTTGACGAAGGTATCATCTCTCTCTGGAATAAGGTTCTGTTCTAATTTAGGCTCAACAGAAGGTGCACTAAAAGATTTCTCAATACTTTTAACTGCTCTAAGAGTAACTTCCAAATTCCACTTACCACGACCAACCTTAAACTGTTCGATTTTCTTCGTGACAGTCTGATAAGCAATATCATTCATCACACAAAATCCACGGACATCAGCAGCAGTAAACTCTGTTCCGTAATTGCTTTTCAGTCCTTCAATAATTTCTTCACGAGTCATTTTGATCTCGAACATAATGTAGTTGTTTCAATAATCATATTATAAAGTGTAATGGGACGATTTATTCCTCCTAATGGTCAGTTTGTTTACTGTCTCCCTCAAATCCTTTTTTCACCATCTCATTAAATTCCTTAAATGAAGATGAGCAATCAGGAGGATCGGGATACTTATATCCTTTCATCTTTCTCCACTCACCATGCATTGCACCAAGAACCCATGACTGAGAAAGACTTCTGGGTCCATTCTCCAATATCTCCAATTGATATTTGGAAAGAGATTTGGATTCCTTAAACTCTTGTCTCCAATTAGAATCGTCCCAAGGAACATCTTTACTCATCTTTCTTCTCTCCTAGTGGCCATCCCATATCACATTTATTGCATTTTCCAATATCTTCCATCGTACATTGCCAACCAGCATGACATTCATCACACCCCTTTCCACCACATTCATTGCAAACAGAATGATGCTGTTCAGAACCGCTCATGCCACCAACTCCACGAATTCACCTAAGACCTTTTTATTTAGTTTTTTGGTCTTAAGAGACTTAACAAATGCACGTTTAATCTGTGCCTTTGTTGCATCTTCCTCAACCTCAAACTCAGCATCCTCAGCAAGAACTGTAGAAGACATAGCAAAGTATGCATCATACCCAGAATTCTTAATAGTAAAACTCTTATTCCTTTTCCATTCTCTTTCAAGTTTTTCAGTTACACCATAAAGTTTCATAAAACTCCTAGCCTCTCTTGATGGAAGTACTCTAATACCAATAAAGTTTACCTTTGGAAAATTATCTTTTAAATTCTCCAAAATTAAATCAGTGAACTGATGCCATGCCCATCCAAACTTATAAACCTTACCCAATTTACGGTCACGTAAGAAACACTTATTGGGATTAATATTACGAGTTCCAAGATAAGGTTCATCTTCCCAATGACGTTGAACTTCTTTATGATAAGGAAGAATATTTCCTTCACCATCTGTGAGTACAATACAATGAACCTTCTCAACACCAGTCTCTTTTTGAAACTGAGGAAGGATTTGATGAAGAGATACTAATGCTTCATTGAGAGGAGTTCCTGAAAGAATCAAGCGCATAGGATAAGCATAATGAGTAGCAACTCTAAAGCAATTAGCAATCCTCCAAACATTTCTCATTTGATGATCCAATGTTTTACCATTTACTTTACTGGTAAAAAGATTCATCAAATTAAATTCATCCTCAATCATAAAAACTCCTTCCTGCCGTTCATAACAAGATTTTAAATTACCTCTTTCTTCACGAGACCAGTCCTGAGTAAAAGCATAAACCTCAAAAGGAATTTGTACTTTACGACAGAACCACATCAAGTTATAAAGTTGCTTAATAGTATCCTGTAGAACATACTGCATAGAACCAGACCAGTCTAAAACAAAAACTAATCCATGATTCTTACCATCAGGAAGAACTGTTATCTTCTTAAAAAGGTCTTCATTAAATCTATATGTCTGAAGCTTCGTTGTATCGAGAACCCCAGTACGATCTGTAGCAGCACGAGCATAAGCAGTAGCTGATTTCCTACACTCAAATTCTTTGACAAGGTAACTAACTTCTTTTTGGGCATCTTGTTTAAATTGTGCATACTGCTCATCTACATCAGTAAAAGGATTCCAAGAAATTTTCTGTATCTGATACTCCCAATCCCTATCAATCTCATCATGAACTTCAGAATTAGAAATAACAACCTTACTTAAATCTACCTTAGGAATCTCAATATACTCATTCTCCGTTCCATTATCATTTACCAACTCCTGAAGTTTACTTTCTAGAGTATCAACAGTATGAACTTCAGGTGCATCATCCCAAGCATCTGACATCTCATCGTCTTCAAAAGGCACAGGTTCTTCTACACCAGCATTCTCCATACATTCATCATAGAACATCTTTGCTTGTTCATGATTTTTTACTTTCTCTTCGTGTTCTATCTTCTGTTGATCTAAGCAATGTTGATATAAAACAAATGCTGCTTTCTTTGTATCAGCAAAAGTTTCACACCTTCCAATCATATCGATAATCTCTTTTTCAGCAGGGAGAAAAGCCAAATCAAGGAAGTGACCCACCTTGAAATGTAAATTAGCCCTATCAGCAAGATTAAAACCAGTAATATCTTCACCATCTAATTCAAAAAAATCTTTCTCATGTAATTCTTTATAACCGTTAAAGAAGGTTTTGGCAAGTCCCAAGTACTTACGCTTCATCAACTTCTCAACCCGTGCATCCTCTACAACATTCATAAACTGCTGAGGAACCTTAAGGTCTAAAGACCAGTCTACATCAGGTGTAAAGAGTGCATGTCCCACCTCATGACCCACCAGCATATCATATGCAGTATTACTTATCCTTTCCCACAAAGGAAGGATTAGGACCCGTGTATGGACGTTAAACTGGGCAGTAGTGACCTGTTTGTGCTCTACTACCAGGTCCTCAGTAGCAAGGAGTCTTGCTAGTTGTGATTTGATTTCCTGCCTTACTGCCATGTAACTTTGTTTTGTATGACTCCATAATACGACAAAACCGGCCGTTGTGGCCGGTAAGTAGACGCTTTATCAG